TATATTTTTTCTTCGAGTTAATTGAATTTGCCGAACGGCACGGCGGTTATAAGTTTTCCGTTATAGCCAAATTTACCAAATATAATAAATTAATTTCATTATGTATACATTTAAACGTGAAAATTATCTTTTTAAAGTAAAATCATAAAACTTACAAGCTGTTTTTAAGTTAGAAAAAGGCTGAGTTTCAAAGTCAGCCTTTTTAATTACTATTACCATTTTTTGCCGTTACTTTTGTACATATTCTGAATCGTTTTTTCAGAATGATAAGTACTACTTGCTTGAATAGCAAAATCAAATATATTGTCATGATCATAACGATCTACGCAATATGGATTTTCTTCTATTTCTTCATCAGAAACATAAGAACTATAATCTTTCACTAATTGAAAGTTACAAAAACCAATCGTGCCGTAACTTGAATTACCTACCAGCCTTCTCATTTTAGATTGAGCGGCATTTTTGCTTGTTTGTTGAAATTTAATTGTTGCCATGATTTCTATTTTAAATTTTTAAATTACCCCAGGCTTCTGGGTATAGTGTAATTAATATTATTTTGACGGTTCATATTTCAAAAGTACAAGCCCAACCATTCCATTTTCTCGCATCAATGTAATTTTGAGCTTCTTCTTCGGTATCAAACATCATTGCATTTATCTCTAATTCACTTTAATAATTATAAACCCATAATCAACTTCATAATCGTTTGAGCCATGTTCGCCACTAAAGCAGCGTTCACCGGCTGATGTTTCAATAGCAACATCACCGACCATACCGCCTTTGTGAAAATCAAGGTCGACATCTATAACTCTTTCGTTAAATAAAGATTCGTTTGTGATTTTAATTTTGTAAGTTTTCATTTTTCTAAGTATTAATTTCTAAAAGTTTGACACTACTAAATTAACGCTTTTAAGCATACAAACGTATACATTTTATGTTAAAGTTTGTTAATATTTTAATAATAGTTTGAAACATCAATAATAACAGGCGGTTAAGGCATGTATATTATTTGCTGTTATAGCCAATTACTGATTTAAAATTTTTTATTCTACAACATGAATTCATTTTCTATTTAACATAATATTTATGTCATAAAATTAATAAACACATACACTAAACCCTTTATACTCACATACTGAAACAATGGGACTAATTTATTGATATACAGTTTATTATAATTTCAACAATCTAACGGCCATAATCAGGATAAATTTTAATATCCAACATTTTTATAAATATGCCCCGAACATTTAATTTTTCAAAATAAATAGATAATTTCAGTTCATAACATGTTTAAAAGTCACATTAATTTTGTAAATTTTAAGTAATTTTAAAGAATAAATTTAAAGGACGAATTTATTATTTTGCTCTATCATTTTTCAACAAAGCACTATACAAAGCATTGACGAAGCACAGATCAAAGCATTAACAAAGCACTATACAAAGCATTGATAGTATAATAAAACAAATAACAAATAACAAATAACCTTAAAAACAAAAAGACTCAAAATTTTTCAAATTTGAGTTTTTGTGAAAATAAATTATTTTTATTTTATTATTTTTATAAAAATGAAGACAAAAGAAAAAATTGCGGCAAAAAGAAAAGAACTAAAATAGACAAAACCGGCCATTTCCTTTTATGTGTTAATTTTAAATTCGATTATGGTATATTTTATCATCCTGATAATTTCCGTGTCTTAAATCGAACGTTTTTAATATTAAAAATTTTATGAAAAAATAATTGAAAATTTATTTGGGAATTCAAAAATTAGTTGTATTTTTGTCTAATTAAATTATTCATATGAACAATATATTTGAACTTAGTAAATATTATTTCAACTTATCGAGAGTTGAAAGAATTCTATTCAAAGAAAAAACCATGAAGGTTTTGAACATAAGCTACATGACATTCCATGCATGGCTTACCAGAAACAATATCCCTAAAATACATAGGGATAAATTCGCGAATGAAGTTTTGGAAAAACAAATAAACTCTTAAGGTATGGAAATTCAGAAATTCCAAAATAGCCTCATTGCGTTCGATTTTGATAATGAAATTGTAAATGCTACTGATATAATTAAAGCATTCCCTGAAAAAAGAATGAATGATTATTTAAGGCTTAAGCAAACAAAAGAGTTTATTGACCTGTTGGAAAATGAAACGGGGAATCCCGTAACGGTAATAAAACAAGGCGGTTTAGAGCAAGGTACATGGATGCATAGACTTTTAGCTTATGATTTTGCAGCTTGGATTTCTCCACAATTCAGATTGTTTATATACCAAACTTTCGATAATGTTTTAAGAGAAAAAATAAATAACCAACAAAGACAATTGGATTATTTCTGGGATAAAGAAGACCAAAAAGATTTATATAGAAAATTATGAGCCAAATAAAAGTAATAACTTATGACAGAAGGACTGAAATATCCTTCAGTCGAATTCTTAATAAAGATTTCGACAAAATATTAAAAGAGGCATTCTCGTCACTTCAAATATTGGGAGGTGATATAAGCTACCTACATGATACCGATATGTCAGCGGTTTACAGGTTCTCAAAAAGGCTGCATTTGCCACAAAAACAAAGCCTGGAAAAAAGATTACACGAAATATTCGGCCTGGCTATACCTCTAAAAGAGAAACGAAAAAATAAGGATTACAGGAAATATAAAACAACTTCTTTTATGAGTGTATCCAAAAAAGAAACCGAAACTATTTGTGGTTTTATAGGAAACCTCATTGTAGATGATGGTAAGGCAAAATTTGAATTTTTATATATATAGCAATGGAAAATGATTTCTTATCCGTCCGACATGCATGTAATTGCATAGATGAATTAAACGACAATCTAATTGAAAGATTATCGGAGAACATGGAAACAGAGCAAAGAAACGCTTTTATAAAAGTTTGCAAGTGTATTAGAAGCTGTGAAAAATATGAACATTTACTTCCAGCCTCGAACATGGTAATAATTTATCAAGATAAATATGGCCGCTCAGATTATCTGAAACGCCAATATTTTAATAAATCTAATCAGTTAAAAAATTTATGTCCAATCTAAAACCGAGAGTTTATGACAACAACAATTAATTCAAAATTAGTATTATTCGGATTGATAATCTCATCTTTGGTTATCTACATGTTTGCAACAGGAACAGCCGTTCGCCCTGGTTCAATTTCTAAACCAATGGCAAGAACCGAATATGTAAAATTTATTTATCGTGGTATTCCTTTTGGCCACAAACAATATCAGGATGCTTTAAGTGGTATTGCAAATCCAATTGGAGGTCACACGAATCCAATGTTGCATAGAGATGGAGACAATAACTCTGCCTTCACAAGCTGGACTACCGATTTTATGGTGGCATATGAGTATGCAACAAATGGACTTTATGGTCCATGTAAAGGCATTATCCTCATGAAAAAAGTAGATTTATCCGCTTCAAGGTTTGTAGATGTAAATACCTTACACGGTGCCGATATATTTAATGAAAAAGAGATATTTGTCAAAGGTATGATAAATGGTTGTATACCTGTACTTGTAAAGCCAACTATGGAAAGAAACGAAATTTTAAACGCTCTAAAATATCAATTATGAAAGGAATTGAAGTAAAAAGGATTTATGGTTTCATCAGGAAATTAGTTCCTGAAAAAATAGACATTGAAAACGAAAAAGAATATCAGGTGACTATCTTGGAAAAAACCAAAGTCATCAATATAACACATGATGGAGATTTAATTTATTTGTGCAATTTCAAAACCCCCAGCAATGAAAAGTCTGACAATTAACGAACTTAACCAGCTAAAACCTTTAGAGGTACTTGACAATGAACTTGTAAAAGAGCGTTTTATAAACCTTCACAAAGGGGTGCATAATAACGAACTTGGGGAAAACTTCTACCAAAAAGAAGTTCATAACTTCAGAAAATTAATCTTAGCAAGTAAAGATTTACAACAATGCACCGGATTTAGCATTTACGGGTGTTTGATAGATATTGCCACAATGGGATTAAGCCTTGATAATCTTTCAAAACCGCTGCTTTATGTTTTGCCTCACAATGTTAAAGTTGCTGAGAATAAGTATGAAAAAAGGGCAAAATTAGATATAAGCCCTTATGGTGAATTGGCATTAAGAATGCAAGCTGGACAAGTCTCTCATGTTGATAAACCTTGTGTTGTTTATCAAGGGGACAGCTTCCAACCATATGTAAAAAACGGCATAAAATCAGTTGACTATATGCCGAAAATACCTAGGGCATCGAAAAATATAATTGCCTGTTTTATTGGAATTACAAGACCGGACGGAACAAGGGATTTTTACTGGATGCTTGAGGAAGATATAAATCGGTTAAAATCTTATTCAGCAAGGAAAAACAAAGGAGAGGCTAACAGCCTATATAATTCTGCCAATGGTGGAATTGATTCAGGTTTCTTGGAAGCAAAAACAATTAAACATGCTTTTTCATGCTTTCCTAAAATTAAAGTAGGCCAATTCAGTCAGATAAGCAATGAAGAAATCGACCCTGTGGTTTATGGACTTAATGAAGAAATTAAACCAGAAAACTTATCTGATAAGGTGGGGTCTTTTGTCGAATATCAAGAAGATGAAAGCGAAACCCTTACTATAAATGACGACAGCGATATATTTTAAAATTTAAAAACATGACCACAGAGTTAGTAAAATTCAATGACATAGTTAAAAATGCTCCTGAAATATTGGAGCAAAATAAACTATCAGTAACAAAAGCCCAAGAAGCAAGGTTAAATTTATTATATCGCATTCAGGACAATGGGATGAATAATGAACTTGACGAAAGTTGTAATTCTTATATGGTAAAAGCAAAAAAAACGCTTGAGATCATTAACGAAAAAAGAAAGCCATTAACTCAATTATTTGACGCTTTTAAAAAAGAATTTACACAAATCGAAGGTGAACTTTCAGACGGAATTGAGGAAATCCGAAACAAACGAAACGAATATGCAAAATCTAAACTAGAAGCGCAAAGAAAGCGCGAAGAAGAAGCTGCAAAGAAAAAGCTGATTGAGGATGAAAAGATTAATTTGCAACAAGCGATTGAATTAAGCCTTTCCGATTTTATTAATTCAAAGCTAAATGCAGAATTTAAAAGACTATCAGATGCTTTTAATTCTATGCAATTAAGCAATATTGAATCTAAATCAGATTTAATTTCAAGGGCCACAATAATTTTAAGGGATGATTCCTATAACAATTTCACTTGTACAATATCATCTATCCTTTTAAGCCCTGAGATGAAAAAACAAATCAAGGAATCTGTGATGAAAGATAAATTTCAATTCTATACAGAAACCTATAAAATCGAAATGGCTGAATTTAAAAGGTCATTATTGGATAAAGTTCCATCAAAAAGAGCTGAACTCGAACAAATCGCTGAGGCTGAAAAAAACAATGCAGAAATAGCAAAGCAATTAATGGAAGCAAAGAAACAGCGCGAAGCGGATGAAGCTGCAAGATTAGAAAAAGAAGCTGAGGATAGAAAGATTGCAGCCGAATTAGAAGCGGCTAACAAGGCTAATGAACAAAAAATGCTTAATCTTTTTGAAAATGCTGAAGCTACCGTAACCGGTGAAAAAGTGCAGGAACGTACCGGATATAATATTATAGTTGGACATGCAGCCGGATGGGTACTTATATTTCAGCAATGGTTTGAATTGGAAGGTAAGAATCTTTCGACTGATGCTATTGAAAAGAAAACAATGAAGCAAATGAAAACAATTTGCGAAAACCATGCTCACAAAACAGGCACAAAGATACAAAGCCAATATATCAAATACGAGGAAATTGTAAAGATTAGGGTTAATAAGTAGGTCATGGATGCTTACTATCAACGAAAAGAAGTATCCAATTCAGATTTGAGCAAGTTACAAGACTTGCTCAATATGAATGAAAGACCAGAACCAACCGATGCTTATAAATTTGGAAGCCTCATTGACTGTATGATTACTGAACCCGAAAAGGTTAATTATTTTAATTTGACTTGCAATGACGAACAATACAACAAAGAACAATTCAAGCAAGCCGAAAGCATGAAAAAAGCCTTTTACAAGGATGAACTCTGCAAATATCTTATGATGTATGCCGAACCTCAAAAAGTAATGTCAGAGAATGAGAAAGTATTCAATTATGGCAGTATAGAATATAAGATAGATGTTAGGTGTAAATGGGATATATGGATGCCAAAATTTAACTGGGGTGCTGATATTAAAAGCACAACTGCCGAAACCCAAAGCCAGTTTGAAGCTGCTATAAAATTCTTTGATTATGACAGGCAAAGAGCGTGGTACATGAATATTGCAGGAAGTAAACAGGACATGATAATTGGCATTTCAAAAAATAATTATAAGGTTTTTAAAGTACCCATCCGGTTTGGAGATGAATTGCACACATCAGGTGTTGAAAAATATGAATATTTGGCATTTGAATGGTTTAGAATGTTCGGAAATGTTAATGAACTTAAAAATAAAGCACAATGAAAATTTTAATGTTAATATTCATAATTATTGGGATAATTGTATTACTGGTTTATTTAAAAATAAGACGTGTAAATAGGAAATATAAAAAAATGATAACCAATAAATACAAAAATCTATTCAATTCTGTAAAAAGAGAATCTGATTATTTTAAAAATTAAACCATGCTGGCCCACATAACCCCATTATACGAAATAGAGCAGGAAGCTTTGCAAATTGATAGCTTTCTGAATATCACAATATCAGAAGACATGAACGAATGTACTGAAAGAGGTAGTGATTTAATCGTATATATGGCACGTTCCGGTAAATTATTAGCAGATGCTAAATATCACTTAGATAAAGTTATGCAGGAAAATATTATAAAAGAATTTGGCCAAAATGCTGGTTTAGCACCCTCAATTCTAAAACAACTTATAGAAGCTTCATGTAAAAATGAAAATTATATAGTTAACTGGATTGAAAGGATAAACAGGACATGCACCCATCAACTTGATTGGTTGCGTACAATTATCAGTAAAACTAAAGAGGAAATTAAATATCAAAACTTTAATAAATAAAATTATGAACTTGGACCCGATTACATACTTTGGCATGATTGCCTCAATTATTGCTTTCGCTATTTACTTTATGAAAGCGGCTTTTGATTATATTGATGAACATAAGGACAATGATTGAAGCGGCTTACATAACTTTATGTAATGTTGAAATAGTTCCACTATTAACAGCAAAATGTAGGATTATATCAACTCAGTACATAAATGATAACGAAAACGATTTAAGAAAAGAACATTGGATTGAATTATTCGAGGATAAATTCCCTTATGAATATGGTGAAAGGCTAATAATTAAGCCAAAACAAATTATAAAAACATTTCGAGAAAGAGTTGACTAATGAACATTAATAAAATGTCGAAAACCTTAGATATACCCTTAAAACTTAATATGTATCCTTATCAATGCCAAGGCACATCATATATTATTGATGAAAAAAAGGTAATTGTTGGCGATGCTCCTGGACTTGGTAAAACCATACAAGCCATTGCAGCGGTTGTAAAAATGCAAGCTTTTCCTTGTCTTATAATTTGTCCTTCAAGCTTAAAATTGAACTGGCAGCGTGAAATTCACATGTGGACAGATTACAAAGCAATGATTCTTTCAAACCAGAATCAGCATTCTTGGGAAATGTTTACAGACCCTTCAAAAAATCTTTTTGGCGTGGATTCAATGACTCACTTTTTTATTGTTAATTACGAAAGTTTAAGCAAGTATTTTGTTAAAAATATAAATAAACCAAAGCATCGGAAATTCAAACTTTCAGATGTGGAATTTAATAAAAACATTACCCTATTCAAGTCCATTGTCATAGATGAGATTCACAGAGTTAAGGAACCTGCTACTTTGCAGGCAAAACTTACTAAAGGTATCAGCTCCGGCAAAGAAATAATCATTGGCTTAACAGGCACACCTGTTGTTAATAAAGCCCGAGATTTAGCCTCAATTCTTGCAATAATTGATAAAATAAATTATTTCGGGGGTTATGATCAATTTTTAAATAAATATTGTCAAGGGTGGGACGGAGCTGATAACCTTATAGAGTTGAACCAAAAATTAACAGAGCATTGTTTTTACAGGCGCGAAAAATCAGATGTTTTAAAAGACTTACCGGCAAAAGTACGGCATATAGTTCCTTGCGAAATTACGACTCAAAAAGAATACAACGATGCCTTAAAGGACTTGAAAGACTATTTAAGGAAATATAAACAAGCATCTGATTCCGAAATAGCACGAAGTATGAGGGGTGAAGTAATGGTAAGGATAGGTATTCTAAAAAACATTTCAGCACGTGGAAAATTAAACGATGTAATTGACTATGTTAAAGATATTATAGAATCAGGTGAAAAAATTGTGCTTTTCGTTCATTTACGAGAAGTTGGTAATTATTTAAAACAAATGTTCCCATCTGCCATGACTGTATTAGGCTCTGACGACAATAAAGCAAGGCAATTGAATATTGATAAGTTCCAGAAAGACCCTGAAACACAGGTAATAATTTGCAGCATAAAAGCCGCTGGAGTAGGTATCACATTAACAGCTTCAAGTCGTGTGGCATTTGTGGAATTACCATGGCACCCTGCCGATACTGAACAATGTGAAGACAGATGCCACAGGATAGGCCAAAAAGATAGTGTTCAATGTACTTATTTCCTTGGGAAAAATACAATTGATAATTGGATTTACTCTGTTATAAACGGAAAAAGGCAATTATCAAATGATATTACAGGCGCGCGAAATGATGTTAAGGAAAATATCATGAGCTCTGTTATTGAATTATTAATGAATAATTTACAGTGAAATGAAAATAATACATAAAAACCCTGTAAAACAAAAAGATAACATTGAGATAAATGTTAAAAAACAACAACAATCAGAGTATTCCATGATTGGCCAGGTAATTTTAAAACCAGGTTTAATCCTATGGGAGTTTGACTGGGGAAAAATGGAAATAAAAAAGGCCGAAATAAAGAAAGCTAATGCAATTGATTTTGAAACAGGATTATCAAACGAAAATAAGAAAGCAATTCATAATCCAAAATCTTATTACTTTCAATGCCATTCACAGAAAGCTGCTGTTAAGAAAATAAACAAACTAATAAAAAATGTTGTTCAAATAGAAAATTATTTTTCAATCAAGGATAAACAGATTGTTTCTAATTACTAAAACCAATTATATCTCTAAAAATTATGGAAAGTTCACATGAAATTAAATTAGAAAAGTACATGCAATTCCTTCAAAGTAAAATGGTAATTGCGCCAATATCAGGCTTTGATATAGAGATTCCTTTAATTAAGTTCAATGATGGAACTGTTTTAAAACCTCATCAAAGAGACGGAATAATTTGGGCAATTAAAGGGGGCAGACGTGCATTATTTGAAAGTTTTGGATTAGGCAAAACAATCCAACAATTAATTATTTGCAATGAAATAACCAAGTCTATAGGTGGACGTGCTTTAATTGTTGCACCGCTTGGAGTAAGACAGGAATTTAAAAGGGATGCTAAAAACAAACTTGGTATAGATATTATGTATATCCGAAATTCAAATGAATTATTTGAAGGTATAAAATCTGGACAAAAAATATTTATTACCAATTACGAAAGAGTAAGGGACGGAGACATTAGCCCAAAAGACTTTCAGATAACAAGCCTTGACGAAGCCTCTGTATTGCGGTCTTATGGGTCCAAAACCTATCAAACATTCCTTAATAAATTTAAAGGTGTTAAATATAAGTTCGTTTGTACTGCAACACCTTCTCCGAACAAATACAAAGAATTAATACATTATGCCGGCTATCTTGAGATTATGGATACAGGCCAAGCTTTAACCAGGTTCTTTCAAAGAGATTCGACAAAAGCTAATAATCTTACTATATATCCTCACAAAGAAAAAGAATTTTGGTATTGGATGAGTAGTTGGGCATTATTTGTAACAAAACCATCTGATTTAGGATACGATAACACTGGTTATGATATGCCAGAAATGAAAATAATATACCATCCTGTTAAAGTCAATCATGGTTTAGCCGGATTTGATGATGATGGACAAGGTAAACTATTTAGGGAAGCTGCCCTCGGATTAAAGGCCGCTGCTAAAGAAAAAAGAGATTCAATGTCAGACCGTATCTTAAAAATGAAAGAAATAATTGACAATGACCCTGATTCTAATTATCTGATATGGCATGATTTGGAAAACGAACGACATGAAGTAATGAAAATCCTTAAAGGATATGACATTGCAGATGTTTACGGTACATTGGATTATGATATAAGAGAACAAAGGATTATTGATTTTTCCGAAGGCAAGTTTAAATATTTAGCTACGAAACCTAGTGTTTCAGGTCAAGGATGTAATTTCCAGTATCATTGTCATAAAGCCATATTTTTGGGTATAGGATATGAGTTTAATGACTTCATTCAAGCAATTCATAGGATATTTAGATTTATGCAGTATGAACATGTTGAAATTCATATCATTTATGCCGAAAGTGAAGGTGAAATTTTAAAATCATTGCAGCGCAAATGGAAACAGCATGAACATTTAGTGAAAGAAATGACTAACATTATTAAAGAACATGGATTATCAATAACAAATATATCTGAAAAAATGAAAAGAAGCATAGGAATAACCAGAAAAGAATTTAAATCAGAATTATATGAAGTGGTACATAATGATTGTGTAGCCGAAACAATTTCAATGCCTGACAATAGCATTGATTTAGTCATAACATCTATCCCGTTTGCAAACCATTATGAATACACCCCAAGTTATAATGACTTTGGACATACATCAGGAAACCATCATTTTTGGGCACAAATGGATTTTTTAACCCCTGAATTATTAAGAGTTGTAAAGCATGGACGTTTGGTTTGTATTCATGTAAAAGACCGTGTAATGTTTGGAAATGCCACAGGTGACGGTATGCCAACACTCGATAGTTTCCATGAAGAAACTTCTTTACACTTCCAGAAACATGGTTTTCGGAAAATTGCAATGATAACAATTGAAACAGATGTAGTAAGGGAAAATAATCAGACTTACCGTTTAGGATGGACTGAACAAACAAAAGATGGCAGTAAAATGGGTGTTGGGTGTCCTGAGTATGTTTTGGTTTTTAGAAAACTACCAACTGATACAAGTAAAGCATATGCCGATATTCCAGTAATAAAAACCAAACAAGATTATCCGCGTGGAAAATGGCAAATAGATGCCAGGGCAAAATGGAATAGTTCAGGTGACCGTTTTTTAAGTCCTGATGAAATAAAAGGATTGGAAATTGACCGTATAAATAAATATTTTTCTGGATACATGCAAAACCATATTTATAATTATGATGAACATGTTGAAATAGCGGTTGGGATGGAAAAAACCGGAAAGCTCCCAGCTACTTTTGAAACTTTGAGAGTTCCGGCAAGATATGAGTATGTTTGGGGTGATGTAAACAGAATGTTAACATTGAACGGTGAACAGAGTCGAAAAAAGCTTCAAATGCATGTTTGCCCGCTTCAATTTGATATTGTTGACAGACTTATTGACAGATATTCAAATAAAGGAGATCTGGTGTATGATCCTTTCGGTGGACTAATGACAACACCGGTACGAGCTATGAAAATGGGAAGAATAGGTAAAGGTTGCGAATTAAATCCTGAGTATTTTAAGGATGGATTGAGTTATTGCAGGAATATGGAATTGAATGTAAAAAGCCCAAGCTTATTTGATGTTGCTAAAATTAACGAACATGTAAACGCTTAGATTAATGGAATTAACTGGATATGATTTATCAAGAAAATGGTTTAATTTCTGCTTTAATAATCCTGAGAAAATAAGGCCTGTTCATACGGCTTTATTTTTCTTTGCAATCGAACATTGTAACAGATTAGGCTGGAAGTCAAAGTTCGGGTTTCCAACCTCAATGGCTATGGATGCAATAGGAGTAAGAAGTTATAATTCCTATATAAAAGCTCTTACTGATTTAATAGTTTTTGGGTTTATAAAACTGTTTGAAAAATCAAAGAATCAATACAGCTCCAATATAATTGGTCTATCATATTTTGATAAAGCACAAGATAAAGCACTTGATAGAGCATTTAAGGAACATTCTGAAAATCATCCAGATATAGACAATATACAAGAAAATGAAACTGTTTTAAAGATAGAAGAAAATAAGCCTGAGAAAAAAGCAAAAAAATTAAATACAACAAAAGGGAAAGTTGATATAATTCCAGCTTTTTATTCAAACTATCCATTTTTTAAAGATGAATTTAAAGATTTGTGGTTTAATGAATTTTTTCCACTTAAAAAACGTAAAAAAGCATCGTTATCAGAAAGGGCATTGACAAGCCAATTAAATAAAATAAACAAATATTCATTAGGAATTTATGAAATTGCCTTTGAAATATTGGAAAAATCAGTAAATTCCGGATGGACAGATTTTTACGAACTAAAGAATAATAGCAATGGAAAATCAAAAGAAGGATGCACTTATGTTGAACTCGCAGAAGTATTATCTTCAAAATTTGATTAAAAAAGAAGATTGTTTTGAAATATCTATATTTTCTGGTATACTTACAAATAAAGTTATTGTCGAAAGCTCAATAAAACTTAAACAAGCCTTTCCTGCTCTAACAAAAGATTTTTTCAGTATATTGGCAGACAGGATCAAAGAACATAATTATAGTGATGACAGGCTTAAAAACGCAATAAATCATGTAATAGATAATTGTATTTATCCTACACCAACAGTTGCACAATTTATTTCATTTGACAAAAGAGTTAAATTATATACTTATGATATGGTTTTGAAAATGTTATCGGAAAACCACAATGCTTTTGAGTATTATCGGCCTATCCGAATTAAGGATGCCAAGAAGCCTTTTTATGCACATACTAATGATATTAGTCTCTTTAAGCTTGAAATATGGACATAATATATTAAATTAATTTTATAAAAAAATCAATCAAGAAATATTTAAAAGTGTGAAATCGAAATGACAATTTATAACATCTCAGCTTCAAATATTAATTCGACAAATAAATGATGACCTCCGAAACAATAAAGAAATACCAAAAAAAAAGTATATCCTCTTTGCGAAAAACAGCAAAAGAATGGTTCCATCTATTCATTAGGTTAAGAGATTGTGATGAAAATGGATATTCAAATTGTATTGCAACTGGTCAACCTTTAAGATATGGGACCGGACATGCTCAAGCCGGACATTATTTTTCGGCAGGTCAATATCCAATTTTAGAATTTAACGAAGATAATGTACATATTCAAAGTTTGGCAGATAATTATTTTGGAAAACAATTTGCCAGTTATGCAGCTAATCTAATCCGTAAAATAGGTATTGAGAGATTTAATAAATTAAACGAATTAGCTGCTATTGGTAAAAGGATGAATTACAAACATGACAGATTTACTTTGATTGACATAATCGAAACTTATAAAATAAAGGTCAAGGAACTAAGCAAGGAAAAGAATTTTAGGATATAATAATTTAAAAAATTCATATGAAAAATCTATTAATTAATTTATTAGAATCGGCAAAAAAGGATAAAAAAAATTATATACCTTAGGATTAACGAGCTAAAAACTATCAATTATGCAAAAAAGTAACAACGATTATATGAACAATAAATACCCCACTAACCCCAAATTGGTTATACCAGATGTTAGGGTTAGTGCATCTTATATCATTTGTGCTGCAATCTGGTTTAAGGATGGCAATAAATACAGCCACCAGCCAGGAAATGTAGATAGTGGGTTAGTTGTGTGTGGACGTAGGCATCATAACTGCTTTTTAACTGCATTTGAATTGAACGGTGGTAAAAAGATTGAAGGCTTAAATGAAATAAACGAAAGAGCCGTGCAAGGGTTTTTGACAAGTGATGATAGATTTGTTGACCGTAAAGAGGGTGGACAAATTGCATTCGATGCGGGACAAACTGCTAAATTAACAGAGTGTCTATTTTCGGAGGACTTGTATTAACCCTAACGAAGCGGCTGTATGCAGCGTTTGCAGCCGCTAAAACTTTCAATTTTCGCAATCATTGTCCGCTGCAAATGATTGTATACAGCATGTTATAAGCATTTTATATAAAAAAACATAAACATATTGAAATTGATAATGGGATTCTAACTTGGTTTGGAAAAGTAAATCTTTCAGAAACATTAGTAGATGCAATGAGACAAATTCTAAAAAATGATATGGAAATGGAAAAATTATCTGCTTACGAACTTTGGAAAAAGAAAAATAATATGGAAATAACTGAGGATGAATATAAATTATCATTGGTGCAGCAAGGTATTATAATCAAAAAAAGGAATGTTCCTGATGAATTAAATTATCCTGATAGCTCTGGAAAAGTTGTAAAAATGGTTACAATGAATTACTGGTTTGATTTAAACATAAACGTATGGTTTTTTAAATTAAATCCAGGTTTTTTAGTTGTTAGAGAAAGTGATTTAAAAAAATATAATGAAATAAATTGGTAAATGATAGAACTTGAAAAATATTTTGAAAAATTATTGATAGAGACAAATGATTCAGTGTTGATTAGTGCTTATTATGACTTTAAAAAAAGTGAACTTAATAGGTTTGTAATTAAAAATGAAAAAACACGAATTGACGGCGTTTTGTTGGGATTGTCAATTGCTAAAAAAGCATGGGATAAAGGATTAGGAAGAGAAGAATTTTATGAAAATGAAATTTATTACAAAGAAGAGCTGGCTAAATTGGATTGACTCCAATTGCTTATAACGAATTGGTGTATGCGCTGTTGGGGACTTACGAGCGCAAAACTATCAAGCTATACCGAACTACAAACGAAGCTACACGGCTGCAAATTGCACTTAAACCCCAATAGCGTATGACACCGTGTTACCTGCTGGTGTTTTTTATTAATTTTTAAACGTAAAACAATGAATTTAAAAGAAATAGGATTTTATACATTATCGGATGAACGTGTTTTAAACACTTCGGAAACTTCACAAATGAAAAGATGTGAAATGATAATTACTGAGTATTGTAATTTCAAATGCCCTTATTGTAGAGGTTTAAAAGCCGAAATATACGGACAAAGAAAGATTAAAGAACTTTCGTTTGAAGAAATAAAACGCAATATTGATTTGTGGTGTTTGAATATGCCTTTAGAAAATATTAGATTTTCGGGAGGCGAACCTACATTGCATAAAAATATAGTTGAAATAATTGCTTATGCAAAAAGCAAAAAAATAAACCGAATTGCAATTTCAACAAATGGCTCAAATAAAAATGAACTTTACAAACAATTAATTGATGTTGGGTGTAACGACTTTTCAATTTCTTTAGATGCTTGTTGTGCAGATGAGGGAGATAAAATGGCAGGCGGAATAAATGGTTCATGGGCGAAAGTAGTTGAAAATATTGCTTCAATATCAAAACTAACTTATGTAACTGTTGGAGTTGTTTTAACGCCCGAAAACATTGATAAAACAATTGATACAATTAGGTTTGCTCATGAACTTGGAGTTGCAGACATTCGTATTATTTCGGCTGCACAATGGAATAAGCCTATACCAAGATTGAATGAAGTTGAAAATGAAATAAAAGAAGCTCATCCGATATTAAAATATAGGATTAATCATTTTGCAGAAGGTAGAAATGTGCGTGGAATGATTGAAGCCGATTCAAAAAAATGTGCTTTAGTTTTAGACGATTCTGTTATTGCTGGGGATTTTCATTTTCCTTGTGTGATTTATATGAGAGAAAAAGGTGAACCAATAGGTAAAGTTTCTGAAACAATGAGAACAGAACGTGCAGAATGGTTTAAAAAACACGATTGCTTTAAAGATGAAATTTGCAAAAACAATTGTTTGGACGTGTGTATTGACTACAACAATAAATACCGAGAATTATGTTTAAAATAATAAAACATTGGAAGGAGTTAAAGTATTTGGCATACCACGATTCTTTAACTGGATTACTTAACCGAAATTGGCTTTATAAAAACATTGACCAAATTAAAAACAAATATGTTTACTTTATTGATATTAACGACTTGCATAAAGTAAACGAAAATGGGCATACCTTTGGAGATGAATATATAAATGAAGCGATTGCGACAATTAAGCACAAAGGAACGCTTGTAAGATATGCTGGTGATGAATTTATATTATTCTCTGATTTTGAAAATGAAGTTGAAACAAACAAATATTTTTCTGTTGGCTGTTCGATTGTTTCAAAATCAATTGAAGATTCTATTAAAGATTCTGATTCAAAAATGATTGCGAGTAAGAAACTTTATAAATTAAGCTGCAATGTTTGAACGGAGCGTTTTTACACTTGCAGGTAACGGTACAATAGCCCCCAGTTTTGTTTAATAATATAGTGATAAAATTAAACAAATATCAAAGGTGTTTGGTATTATCCTTACCAACACCTTTTAATATAAAAAAGATTATAAATAAAGCTGCAATCAAAAAGCAACTAAATACGATTTTAGCACCTCAAAGTACAAAATTATCATATCTCATCAATTTTTTTCTTTAATTTTTTTATTTTTTCTTCCAATTCAAGCGCCTTCGGAACATTATAAATGTGCTCGCAAATCATTTCAATGCTTTTTTTTGTCAATTCGATAAGCTTAAGACTTAAATGATTGAAATAATGCAACCTTTCTTTATCCATCATAACCTTTAGACTTTCTGTTTTTTCTTTGTCGGTACGAAATAAATGTAAAATAGTCCGCCAAACATAAAAATCGCAAATGCGATAACTACAATAGTGTCAATCATAATTGTAAGATTTTAATTTAAAATTTATTTTAGGATAATTACCTTTCTTGGCTAAGGTATCTGAATTGAGTTTATAAAACTCGCCAAGTTCCTGCATGTCCTCATCGATTTTAGGATAAGACCATATTATGTTAATTTTATATTTTTTGTTTTGGCTTTTCATAGCATTGAACTTATTGAAAAGCTGGCTAAATTTTTTGCTGGAAGATGTGTTTACAGAATCGAATTTAAACAAAATAGTTAATTCATTATAGTGTTCGATATGCAAAAGTATTGCTTCAAAAAGAAACGACAATGTTGAATCCGGCTCGCTTGGGATACAATGCCCGTATAATTTTAAAACACCCTCTTTATAATCGATTTTTGGCGCTTCGGTGTCGTATGGTAGACTAATAAAATAATTCATATCATTTTTTCAATTACAGTATCATAGTCCTCTAATCCTAAAAATATTTGCAATTTTTCATTGAATTTATCAATAAAATTTTCAGTAAACTCAAGAAACAAAGATTTCAATTGTATGTTGTTATGTCCATTTGTCGCCAGTTTTTCAAGTAATATCTCTACTAATTGAAAGCAATCAGGCTCTTTATTCATTGTGTCCTTTGTCCCGAAAAACTCAATAAATTGAATATAAATAATTTTACTGCTAAATTTTTTGGCTTTTTCAAGTTTTACTGAATCATTCAAGGTAGAAATTAACATGAACATAAAAGAATTTGTACTTTTTTCCAGGTAATTCATAAACATTTTTTTTGTTACACGGTCGTTGCTCCGAAACCCTGAATTATAATATTTAACTGAAAATTCTGAAACATTAGCAAAATAATCTGTAATTCCTGAAACAATTTTCTTTATATCCAGTTTGCCCTTTTCATTATCAGGGATATGCTCTAAATGACTTCTTAACATAATTTCAAGTTCATTTATCTTGATAGTCGCATTTTCATTAATTGAATTGCGAATATCTTTTGTAAAATCTTTGTATTCCTTCTCTTTACGGTCATTTTCCTTTAATTCCTGAACATCAACTTGTAATTCACTCACCATATTCTTAAGCATACGGGTTTCTGCATTTGCTTGTCCAATTTGCCTGTTTTGTTTGATAGCCGAAAGCAGGGTTCCAATCCCTGCTATAATTGCTATGAAAAATTCTGGTGACGTGTAATCCATTTTATAAAAATTGTATTAATATCTCTTTTTTCATTTATCTAATTATCAAAATGTTATAGTTGTAAAATTATAAGTTCCCGTGACATCATTAACCAAATCATAAGCTTTTGCAGCCGGTGAAGTTGGAAGTCCAGCGCTCCAATCGGTTGAGCCATCATAGGTTCCTGTTAATCCGTTGTTTCCAGAAGCTAATAATCTTTTATTCGCCGCATTTCTATATGCTGCTGTATCCTGACATCTATCCCACATTTCATTTATAATGTTATCCAAGTTTGTCCTGTTTAAATCACAATTATACATTTCTATATATGCTGCATAAATAGCATCCTGATAATTATCAATTTCGGTTAATATTGTATTTTGGCTGAATATGCCATAAGCCAAAATATTCCCTAAATTATTCTGTCGTGTTATAAATTCCTCAAGCTTAGCGTTATTATAAATATAGTGAATTCCAGTAACCTGCCCGTTTATATCACCAAAATCAATCGAAATAAGATTCGTGTTTCCTGTTATATTTACACCAGCCGGCCAATTTTTAGTTCCAACCGGTTTGTCAACAATACTTAATAATGATGTATTAGTTGTTATATTTATACCTGTTCCTGATGCTATGAAATATCTCGTTAAATCAATAGCAGTTAATCCGCAATTTACAAACAAATTAGGAGGAATTGCAGATAAATAAGCGTAATTATCGATAGGATCAACTAAACTTGTCATTAATGTATTCGCTCCTGATGTTACGAACCCGTCTAAACCTGTCAGCCTTGATAAATCTAATTCACCTACTATATTGCTATTACCTGCCGCTGTTGATATATAAAGTGAGAAAATGTTCCAGGGCACATTAACCATTATTTTTATTGTCTTTGTGCTTGAATCAGAATAAGTATGATTCATAACTGTATAATCTGCCGTGACTAAATCCTGATTTCCATCGCCCCAATCTACATAATAGTCGTAAAAATCCTCATTTACAGCAAATTGTATAGAATATGCCCCACTTCTGTTTGTTTCAAATGAGAAAATATATTTTTCTGATATTGTTGATTGACCTAAAACATTAACTAAAACAGAATCAGCAATCGCAAGTCCTACACCAAAAATTCCAGCGTTTTTCGTGTGCGAAGTTGTACTGTACCCATAAACAGGACATATATAAACATCTGTTAAGGCCGCTGCAATGTCTTCTTGAGCTGCGATAATAATGTCAGGATATAGAACTACTCCAGATTGCTTTGTTGGTCCTGTTAAAATGAAGGGTATATCAAAACCAAATATGTCGTCCCTTAAATGTTCAATTATAGCTGTCATTGCAGCTTCATAAGCATTTGCCACCGCTTCGGTTGCTGCTGCATCATTCGTGCCTAGTCCTGTTATTACTGCTTTAAAATCTAAATACACCCCTTCTGCCTCTGCTGCAGCAATCGCATTTTCTAAATCTTCCTCAAAAGCTAAAGCTTCGGTTTGTCCAGGTGTGTAAGACGGCCACGTACTGTAAACGCCTGCCATACCGCTTGACACGCCCCTTTTTAATATCCTAATTTCCTGAGCGCCATAATATTGCGCAAGTTCCCACATTAACGTTTGTTCATATCCAAAATTGCCGGGGACTGTAATACTTCCGTTAATTTGGCATGTCATAGTATTTAAAGTAACCCATAAATCTGAGCCTCCACGATTATCAAATATTTTGACAGTTGTTTTGTCTGCATGAATTATATCAGTTGCATACTCACTAAAATATTTTGTTAGTGATGGACTTGCTATATATCCACGCCCATCTATATTTGAATCTCCTATTAAAATGAATGTTGGGACTGATGTTAATTCTCCGCCAAAAATATATTGGTTTATCATTATTCAGGTTTTTTAATCCAATTATTAAGCTCCGGCAATATATTTTTATTTAAAAAATTAGCTTCCAATTCATCACGAAGCATTCTATTTTGTTCAAGCCAGGCACGTAATGATAATAAATAGTCCATTCTATCCTTACTAATTTCAACTGATTGCAGTTCAAAATTATGCTTTTCACGGGTCGCAATCGGATATTCATTATCTAAAAATTGCCCTAAATTTTCTGATAATGATCTTATAATTTCTTCATTTGTCATTCTTATAATAGTATAGCCTCGTTTACATATTTTCAAATGAGTATAAATAGAATGATATTCATCTGTTAATATATCCTTAGCTTTTACAATTCGCTCAAAATTATTTGTAATTTTAGGTTTCGCTAATATTTCAATGAAGTAATAAGTTATCGCTTTGTCCAGTTTCAGTACAGGAATACTTATATCAATAGCCGGATAATTTACCTCTTTTATTTCTTTTGTTTCGGAATTACTATAAATTACTTTCATCTTTTTCGGTATAATAATGTTAAAACTGGGTTTTGCGGTGCAGTTGTCGCCCCTGTTTGGTCACAATCTACTGTGAAAATATCACCTTTATCTATATTTGTAGTCGATAAAACTGGCTGAGTTCCGGCATCTAAACTACTATACTCGCTTGCATCGATTGTTATTTTTGTACTTAAAATGGTTCCGGTTCCTGTTAAGTTAATATCCCAAATTGCAGCGCTTCCAACCGGAGCTACTGAAACGGTAATAAACACCCCTATAAGTGTACAATCTTCGGGTGCGTTAAAATCTGCAATCGCTGTATCGGCCTCAACTTCTGTATCCTTTTGAGCCAAAGCTACCTGTATAGCAAAAATATTATCCAATTCCTGAGCATCGCCCGAACCGTCAAAACCTGCTATTGTATTTGCAGTTCCGGTGTGGCCTGAATCGGTAAAAGGTAAATTTGAAGTCAAGGCGGCATGGTCTAAAGTGCCTTCACCCCCACTAGTAATTTGTGCCCAATCATCCCAAGTACCATCTGCCTTTTCACGTCCCCAAATCTCTATTTGTCCATCGGTGTAAGTTGTATAAATTAATTGAGCGTTCGATGAATCTATATAAAAAGCCTCTAATATTCCGGCTAAAGTGGTATCTGGTAAATTATCGGTATCGACATCGGTATAATAGACCGTTGTTGTTGTAACTATTGCAGAATTATTTCCTGGAGGCAAACTGAAACCTTCAATCTTAACAGGATTTGAAACGCTTATTCCTGTAGATTCTAAAACAACTGCATGCTCGCCAATGGCAATAGATATATTTGCTCCAATAGTAATTGAAGCTGTTCTTTCATTTACAGTATCGGTAACACTAAATGTTAATTCAGAATCATCTCCACTAACTGTAAAGCTATATCCATCCATGTCAATAGATGTAGCTGCTGTCAATGCCCCACCTAATCTTGCCGTTCCACTTGTTTCAGTTATTGCATTTTCAAAAGTATATGTGTCCCCCAATGAACTTAATTTAGTCCAATCAGACCAGCTTGTGCCATTGTTGTAATTATTCCACTCCTCAACCTTGCTATCATAATATGTTTGATATTTTAGAATCTTTATGGTATCAGAAACATAAGCTGTTAATATCCCGTTTTTGTTTGTAGAGGATGGTAAATTAGTCGTCGTATCCGTTGTAAGATATATTCCGTTCGATGTCAGTGTAAAAGCATTTAAACCGGCTCCGGAATTTATGCTCGATTTCAATAATGCTATACTTAATGCATCCTGCCAATCAGGGGCACTTGTGCCTATGTTTGATATATCTATCCTTGCGAATATATTTTGTAACGCTGCTAAAATAACTTCATACGAATACCATTTAGCTTTATTGCTATCCTGACTATCTGAAATTAAAAACTTATCAGCATTTACAAATGCTGGTTTTTCAATCATATCATCAGGAAATCTTATACCGTCTGCCATTTTAATTATTTTTTAGTATTCTTAATTCTTTCCTTAATCTATCTAAAGCTTTTTGAATATCGAATTGACCATATACCAGCCTTATCATTCTATTAACCATAAGCTCATCTGTCAATTCAATGTTGTATTTGTAAGGATTTGCCATTGACTGACTTATTGAGTAAATTCTCAATTGTTCATCAATTCCCATGTCTATATCAATTATCCCAATGATTTGACCGGCATATAGTGTAATTTCATTATCTCTTAAATATCTTGCATCAATAACAATTGAATATTTTACAATCGGTATCGAATATCTGTCTATATAATCCTCTGCCCTTTCCAATAGTTCAGCTTCAGCATCTTCGACATATGAATCGGGCATATACAAATCAACCAACGTATATTTATCAAATTGGCTTATTTCCAGTCCTGAGCTTGGTAATGTTTGACCAATGTCATCTACCAAAGCAACCAATTCAATTGTTTTAGTGGCATGGGTATAACTTGAAATTTCAAATTCATATCCGGCCAGGTCCCCTGATAAAAAAACAACTTTAGGAGTAACTCCCGAAATTAAATAGCTATTTATATCAAAATCAATTGAACTATCTGTGAAAAAATCAGCACCCGGAGAAGTTACGGAACCCTGAAAGGATGGGTATATGTCATCACATATCAGGACACTTTCAACTATTCCATAAATGTCATCATTGTTGGTAAGGGGTTCAATTGTTATCCTTCCATATCCGTAGTCTTCTGGTATATTCTTTGAGGCTCCGTATGCATACACTT